TAAAAGATTTGGTGAACCGATTGAGGACATGGCAATGACTGGTGAAACCGAAGGTGGTATGCCACCAGAAGGTGGTGAAGAAGGTATGCCACCATTAGGCGGTGGTGAACCATTAGGCGGTGCTCCTATGGGTGGTCCTGAAGCGGGTGCTGCATTAGGTGGTGCTCCTATGGGTGGTGCTCCGATGATGGAGAGCAGTCTGAGTGAAGAGGATTATAATAAACAGGTGGAAAAACTTGTTTATGGCAGTACACAAGAACCTGAACAAAAGAAAAAGATTAAACGGAAGGAAATAATTCAGGAAAACAACAAGACTAACGATAAATTAAATAAGGGTGCTAATGACATGATTACTGAAATAGACGAGTTATTGAAAAGCGGTGAAACCATTAATACCACGCATAAAATTAACGAAACACAAGATATTGATATTGAAAATATTGAAGATATCGAGTTAGATGATTAATTCAAACCAGAAATTAATATTTTACAAGAATTAAGCATTTATAGTTAATTATAGTATTTATATTAAATCAAATCATACCATATGAAAAATGTCAACATAGGAATTGCTAATTTGATAATTTCCAATAAATTAAAAGAATCGTCTTTCAACAATAAGTTAATTGGGGAATCGAAGAAAATCGCTTTTGATTTTTTTGAAATTGTTAAGAATTCTCCAGTTCTCCAGTTAGAATTTAAGGTATTTAATAATATTGAAAGCAAGCACATTGAAAATGAATTGTTTGCTAAAGAATATGTTGATAATAGTATCAAAATATTTGAGGTATATACTATTGAGGAAATCGAAGCCGAACGTCAAAAACTAAATCCTTTTATTAGTGAAGACGTTCTCCCTGTTGACAATGAGAAAATCCAATTGTATATGGCAATCGATACGCTGATTAAAGAATCTCTGAAAGTTAGTGATAAGGTTGATGTTGATAAAATTCATGAATCATTTACATTGGTTTTTAATCACATCAAATCACCGAAAAAAGCGTTGCTTGAAAATGTTGATGTTGAGCCTCTTAATGAAGACGTTATTGAGATTGCTGTTGGTAAATTTAATAAAAAATACGCTTCACTTGATGAAAGTGATAGAGACCTATTAAGAACACTTATCAAATCAACCACTAAGGAAAAAGAAGCACTCCTTGAGACATCCAAAACCGAAACCCTTGCAATATTAGAGGGTATTGATAAAAAGAATGTTCAAGACAACATTGCCAAAGCCATTGAGAAAATCAAAGAAATGGTTTATGACAGTAAAAATGTTGACGACAACATTATCGGACTTCATGATTTTAAAAAGGAATTGCTTTAACCAAGATTTGCGAAAAAAGGATCAAATGGAACAACAGGATTCCCATTTTCATCAATTGCCATATTAAGATGCCTGTACCCGAAATTATTATATAGGGTTTTAAAAATTTTATACACATATTTTATGCCTTCACTCTCGTAAGATTTGCCTTTACTTTTTGCTGATGCAATTGCTGCGGAGTATGATGATGATTTTATATGTGCTGGTCCTCTACTGTATCCAAACAACGTACAACTTGCCAATGCATCACATTGTGTTGAAATCCCTTTCATATATGCAAATTGTGCTTTAATCATTATTTCGGGATTATCGATGATATTCTGATGTAATATTGGTCTATTCTGTCTCCCCAAATCATAATCAGTTAGAAACGGGGGGTGAGTTGGTTTTTCAGGATAAGTATAATCAATCATGTTTTTCGATATTGCTTCTTTATCAGCAGCACTCATTCCACCACGTGAATTTCTCATAATAATATCGTAAATAGTTGCATCAATAAACTGACTGATACCAGATGCAGTACTATTTACTGCGTAATTCCATATAATATATGCGGATTCGTGATATGCTTGTGCTGCCATGATATTGGCATCCATACTAAACTCTTCAGCATATTTGTTATACCACTTAATTAAGGCTTCAGCAAGTTCGCCATTCGTTGTTATCCCACCGTTAATTGTGGAGTTTGAAATCCACAACTTACTGGTTGTTGTTAGTGGAGAACAATATGGAAGAACAGCCGTTGGGTTATATTTATTATAACCACTTTTATCTGTCGCACTTCCACGAAGTTTTGAGTTACCACTTCCCTTGCATTTACTACGTATAAAATTCTCTCCGTCTTTTCTTAATTTAGTCACTGTCATGTTATTCAATTTTTAATGAATTATCTGTACCATCATACATCGAATTATAATGTGTTTCTTCTCTGGCACTAACTGCTGCTGCTGCTTTAGGATAATCACCTGCTGTTTGATTGGGATTATAATCTGTGAATGCCAAAGGATTCAATACTCTTGGCACAGGATATTTTAATAACTTAGTACCGCTAAAACTCGTTGTCATTTTATTCGCAGTTATGTTGTGTTCAACATTCAATATAATATATGCACCATTAAACAACGGAATATTCTCCAGTTGGAAATATTGTGTTGGTTGAATCATAGCGTTCCCAAACCCCGTAACTGTCGCCTTATATGACCTGTTTTCATAGAGGTTATATAAGTTCTGTCCTTTAGGTACTGGTGCATCTGGGTTATTATCACCAGCCAGTCTTGACAAAATTTGAATGCTTTCGTTGGTTTCAGGATATTCTTTACTATCAATTTTAATGTCGGTAAACATCGATTGATTCTGTTCTCCGAACCTCACTCTAAATGCACGCACTTGTCGCCAAGGAAAGTCAGGACTCTTTTCTTCTTGTGTATCATTGACAGTGCCTTGAGGTTCATCGGGTTTCGAGGTAAAATAATCGGTCACCCCCGGTTTGCTAATATCAATAATTCCATCGTTTTCAAATCCATTGCCCGATACTGAGGGATAGCTCGAAGTACCACCAATATACATACATACAAATGCCGTTGAATTTATGGCAGATATAGCACCAGTGTGCATTCTAAAAGAATCTTCCCACGCTGTGCTGCCATTGAAATTCATGAAATTTTGAAGCGGGAAGAACTCAAAACCATTTAAAGACAATAATTGCGACAACACAGTAAATAAACTAATGTTGGGGTCATCCATCATATCTATTAGGATTTCAGCATTTATTATTGTCTCACCAATTGGGTTCATTCCTCTATCAACGAAAGCGAATGAATCAATTAGTTTTTTATCAGGTTTATTATACGGATATTCACCTTTACTATTCTTGTTTCCAGTTAACCATTTATCGTTTATGTTCTTAAACGAATAATATAATTGATTTATAATATCTTTATCACCCCTCACTCTTTTGAATGCCTCATCTTCTTCTTTAAGCTCTACCATTTTTTTGAGAGCCTCGTTACCTAATCTAATAAAAAATTGTGTGAAGAATTTTTGGTTAACATTTGATTTATTGGGGTCGTTATTCAATTCATCAATTGATGAATAACCAATTGGATAACTATTTAAGTCTAACATTTTAAAAGTAATTTGACTGAAATTAACAAGTGTTTTCCTTTCCATCAGGGTTTGAATAATCCAAAAATATTCTCCGTGTCCCGTGGCATTTTTCAACTCTTTAGTAAGGATTGATTGTTGATTTAAAAGATAATTATAACCAACAGCTTCATTTACAAACATTCCATTTTCATCATCAGTATTTATTTTAAGATTTCTTCTACAATAATTAACCAAATTCTCTATTCCTATTTCAATTGTTCCATGTAATTCATTTCCATAATCACGATATGCTTGTTTGAATGTTGCTTTATCTTTAACAGATAGATATGCTTCAACATCATATAGGTCAGCAAAAATATTAAACCCTTTGTTTGGGAGAAAAGCACCAGTACCATCGTCACCAGTATCTCCCGTGAAGTAATATAGAATTTCATCAACCCAAGGGTCACCTTCATCTGGGTCGATTGCTGTTAATAGTGCCCCAATATATGGTGCATAAAACTCTGGAACTTCAATGGCAGCAGGTGTATCAAATATTAAAGTATTTAAAGCATTTGGATACCTATTAAATGGACTTGCTGTTGTTCCGAAGTTTGAAAGTATTAATATTGTGCTCATATTGGTATCACCAGTTAATGTATCTACAATATCATGATCACTTAATCCATTCACCCAAACATTAAATATATTATTACCAAACTTTAATGCTTTCTTATCAGTAATATACCTATTATCAACATCAAATGATTGATTACCTTGTGCATATGCTATTTTTTGACCCTCTATGGCACGACTTATTAGATTATTGTTATTAGGATCGCCCGGGAATCTACTATTTGCTATATTGGCTTCACCTACTGTTTGTTTATATTCATTACCATAGTTGGTAAGATATCTTGTAAATGTAGAGAGACCATCAATAACAATATTTGAACTGTTTTTTTCTTCAGGATTAATATCTCTGAGAAAAATAACATTTTCTTGCGTAAAGTCGTATAATAACTCTTCAGCAATTGCTGGTTTGTACCATTTAGTTTTAGCATCCCTATTAAAATTATCAATTGGTCCACTTGAATCCCCATCATCAATATCAGTCGTTCCTTGGAGAACAACATCATTGGTGTACCAATAAAGACCCGTAAAATCAGAATTATTTTTATTAACATATGCTTGTCCTTGAAATGGTTGTGATGGTGTTACAACGAAAGATTTGGGGTCATTTTCTGGGAAATCGATTAAATTTCCAGTCTTTCCAGTAGCACTACCATCATCATATTCAGTAGAAAGAGTTTCAGCATAGTCATAGAATGCCTGAACATCTTGTTTATATTGATCAGCCATTAATTGTATTGTAGCAGCATTATCTTTAGAAATCAACGTGGTAACAATGTTTATTGCTTCAGCATTTGCGTATAGATTAATATATGCATTTCTTTTTTCTGATGGTAGACCATAAAATGTATTATAAATTGACCCTTGTGATAGAACATAGAATCTCTCCAATAATGTGTTAGTAATTTTCCCTCTCACATTATCATTGATGTTTAGATATGGACTTTCATGTGTTGCACCACCAAGTATGGAATCTAATGGTGAAACGGGTATCCATTTAAATGTGCCGTCATCATATTGATTTCTTCTTGCATCATATAACGCTGCAATGCTTCTCTGTAATCCAAATGTATCCATGAACTTACCAACAAAATCAAGTTCGGGAAACGGCACGCTTTTACTTAATTCAATTGGTGCGACTCTTTCTTTTTTCGTTCCTCCATATACATTTGATGTTTCAATTATTAATGGAAACGGATATATGTGATCAGGTATGTTTGCTTCCGAAATAGGAGTATCAATGTTGTTGCTGGAGATGGTTGTAATAACGGATTTTGAAATATTATGTGCCTCATCTGCAAGAATCGATGTATCAGTTAACATCTTAAAAAATGCGTCAACATCATTTAAAATGATTTCAAATACATTATATATGCTCAGTGTCATTCCCAATGACTGTGCAACCATATCATTGATTTTCACAGAAAGTATTTTTGAGAGGTCATCCTTTTCGTCAACCAATGATTGATTTTTCTTATATATCTTATAATAATATTCTGTGATATCCATCCCATAATATTTTGTTTTTATGATATCATTAGTTACAACATTAACACCATTTGTGAATGGTTCAGGTTTTGCAACATCACCAGTTTTTATGCCGAATGCGGGTAAAACGATATCGGTTAATGTTTTAGTAAATGTCGTTAATCCTGTTTCAAAACCTTTATAATTTTTTGTTTCTGGATTGAAATATGGGTCATTGCCCTGTGTTGAACGTATTTCTAATGGGTCATAGGCTTCGTCAGTCAATTTAAGATTAGTGCCAGCCAAATAAGCAATATATAACCTGTTTTCGAAAATGTTTTTAATACCAGTGGTTTCTTCTGCCTTTATGAACTCATTATATTCAGAGAGTGTTTCAATAATCTGAAGATTATATTTTTCACTTCTTTGTGTTGCTGGGTCTTTAGGTGTTCTTATCATCAAATATGGTGTGCCCGGGACGTTCAATACTTCATTTTGTCCATCAATTACGGCTTGTAATATATCATTAATATCATTAACGGTTGTGATTTGTGTTTGTACTGACAAATATTGTTTATTCTCTGTACTGGTTTCCAATTTTTCGGAAATCGCAGCATAGAGATTTTTCAACTTCATAATCAAATCATACGTATTTTGTGGTTTATCACCTGTACTTGGGGTTAATGATTCCTGATTAGTGATTAATGGTGCATTTACAATATACCTAAATAAAATGTCGGTTAGTGGTGCAAAGGTCATGGCAACAAATTGTGCGTCAATTATAAAATTACCGTTTGCTGCACTAAATTCACTGGTATATTTAACAAGATGTAATTCATATGTTATTGCTTTGCCATAATACCCTTTAACTGTTAATGAAAAGATTGGTGGTGGAAAATCAAATAATATTCTATATGGTGAATTGACCTGATTGAAAAATGCCAGACCTCTGATATCAACGAATTGAATATTAACTTGTGGAATGAATGATGAGTTAATTACGATTTTAATACTATTAATACCAAAACCCTCATAATGTGTTCTATTTCCAGTACTCCCATCATAATAATTTGTTGTGAAGTTCAAATAATTTGGATTGTCACCAGTTTCATTATCTTGATTGTTTCCCAAAAAATTTATTGGATTGGATTTTGTCGAAGTTGCGCCATGTTCTTTAATAATAACAGTTCTCCCCTTACTTCTTGCAGTTAGTTCAGCAAATATATACATGTCTTGATATTGGGGAATGCCATTATCAATACCATTATTGATGTTGATGCAATTAGGTTCTACAAGTATTACATTACCATTTTCAATTGTATTACATTCCATTCTTCTAGATTTTTATATAAATACCATATAATAAAAAATCTAAATTGATGAGACTTATTAAGATATCCATACTATTTATTATAAACGAAAAAATGATACTATTCTCAGTCACAGAAATAATAAATACACACGTTCACACTATTTGGGGGAATATCTTTTTTTATTTCTTCACTATTTCAATGCTTTTTTTCTTCGGTACACTTTTTTATATGATAAAATCATTAAGAAAGAGAATTGCAGATACAAAATTACAACAACAACAACATGTTGCAAAAATCGATAATATTAGAAAAGAACAGATGGATACTTTAGAAAATCTTAGAGTTGAAATGCTTAAGCGTGAAGAGGATAGAATTCGTCAATGGGTGGAAAGTGAAAAAGAAGCTCTTCATGTATTAAATGGTGTTTCGAACCTATTGGATTTAACTGATAAAATTGGTCGTGCGGATTCCGAGAAAATTTTAAAGAAACTCGATGAAATTCATGCCAAAGTCAAAAATCTAAAAGAAAATTAATTGATTCTATGTATTATGATAAAAAAATTAGAAAAATTCAAAGAAGTTAATGAAGTTCTCGCCAAAAGAATAAATAAGTTGGAAACCTATATGTTTGTTGAAAACATCGTTAAGGTTGCCGTGGTTGAACCCAAAGAAGATAATCAAGACGGCTAATTAAAATAAAATAGTATTTAAAACTATTTATATAAAAGAATTTAATATGCTAAAGAAACAATTAAGCAGGATATTAGAGGAAGGCGATGATTATACATACATTTATACATTATCCGACCCAACACTAAATAAAATTAGATACGTTGGCAAATCGGATAACCCCACAATTAGATTAAATGAACATATAAGAAAAGCAAAATATACCCACACTCACAAAAATCATTGGATTCTTTCATTATTACAAAACGGTCATGAACCAATAATTGAGATTGTTGACATTGTATTGAAAAATGAGTGGGGTTTTTGGGAACAATTTTGGATTGAAATATTTAAATCGTGGGGGTTTAATTTAACTAATATTGCTAATGGCGGTTGTGGTGGTAATTTAGGTGAACTTGTAAATAAAAAAATTTCAAAATCATTAAAGAATAGATGTTTTAGTGATGAAACCATAAATAAAATGAGGATTAGTGCTAAAAATAGAAAGATTGGTGATGAAGGTAGAAAAAATTTGTCGATTAAGCGTCAAGGTATAAAAAATTCAATGTACGGTAAAATAAGACCAGAATCGTCAAAAAATTATAGAAAAGTCATCCAAATGGATTTAAGTGGTAAGGAAATGAAAACTTGGCTGGGAATAATTGTTGCCTCAAAAGAATTAAAAATAAATCGTTGTACCATTTCAGATGTTTGTAATGGAAGAAAGAATACTGCTGGGGGTTTTATTTGGAAGTATTAAATTTGAATGTAAAAAATGAGTAAAATATTACAAAAAGGAGAAGTTGGTTTTGGAATCATGATAGAAAGCGATGCTGGATACATTAATTCTGAAATCAATAAAGACATTCTTAATGAGAATTTTGAATTAAAACCAAATGAACCAGTATTGGTTAATTGTATTTTACAAAAATGGGGTGTTAAAAACAAGAATGGTCGCATCTACCCCAAAGAAGTACTACAACCACAAGTTGAATTGTATCAGGATTTAGTTAATACCAATAGTGCAGTATCAGAAGCCGACCATCCAGATTCATCAATCATTTCATTACAGAATATTTCTCATATGATCACCAAAATGTGGTGGGGTACTGGTGAACAGGAAAACGTGTTATATGGTCAAATGAAACTCATTGTATCGCCCGGTTACATCAAAATGGGTATTGTATCAGTTGTTGGTGATAAGATTGTTCTTTATCTACAAAACAAAATCAAATTAGGTATTTCAAGTCGTGGTGTTGGAACATTAAATGAAATTAATGGTGAAAATCTGGTTCAAGACGATTTTGAATTAATTGGTTTCGATTTGGTGGCAACACCAAGTACCCCGGGTGCATTTCTTTTTCCAGAAAAACGTGGAGACGTTAGTTTTGGTGAGAATTATGTGAATAAAAACGGCATTTTACTTAAGGAAGACGAGGATAAAATAATTACAGCAATTGATAAATTTTTATTATAAAAGCATATAAGATAATAATTAAAAATCAGATATGCAAGAAAAAGTGAGGTAGTTTTTATTAAAAATTACACTTTTTCCTAATAAGAATGTATTTATATAAAAATATAGTATTAGGATACAACATTTAAACAAATGAAAGAAGATAAAAAAACATCGGTAATTAAAGAAGCGTTAATTGAATTCACAGAAATTCAAAAAGCTGCTGATGCTAATGCTAAAAAAAGTTTAGCGGAAACATATCCTGAAAAGTTTAACGACTTATTGAAAGAAGAATTAAATAAAAATAAAATGAAAAAAGAGTCTTATAAAAAAATAGACGAAAATAAAGAGTCTGACAAGTCAGATAATATTGAATCAAACAAACAATCTGTTATGAAAAAGGAAGCTAAAGAGACTAAAAAGGTTATTAGGGAAACTAAAGTGACCAAAAAAGTTATTAAAGAAGGTGAAGAGAATCAACCATTTGATAAAAAAGCACCTGAAGTGGGACCAGACGTTGTAAAAGAAGAACGTGACAAAGATTTTATGGGTGACGTTGAAAGCGATACTCCGAATCTTGGTAAGGGCGAAG